TTAGCATTCAAATTATTTGAAGCAAAAGTCATCGATAAGAAACGTCTGATTGACTTGGTTGACCCACCTATGAAACAATTGCTTAAAGATGATCTGGAAAAGGCTGAGAAGAAAGCCGCTATGCAGCCTCCACCTGAGCAACAACCACAGGGTAAACCCGAAGCACCGAAGGGACAATGATGGCAACAGACCAAAACATGACCGCACGGGTGACAAACCCAAACAACGAGCCAAGATACATTGGATCGAAAGATGTTGCAAGAAAAGAACAAATGTCGTATAAACGCAGTAATGTGAGTGGATCATCACAAAAACGTGATGCCCGTTCTGCAAAGAGAGATTGAATTCGGGGAACCGGATAGGGTATGGCTGCATTCCCGTTTAAATGTGGCCGCTGATAAGGAGTCAGTAACATGGCACGCAAATCACGCAAAGGTATGCGTAAATCTAAGCGTAAGTAATTAAGGGTTAAACCTTAATCTTGCGTGGATTTACCACCCATCATTGGTTGTTGGATGCTAACTAACAACCACTTATCAACAAAGGATGTGTTATGCCAATGGAAAAGATGATGGAATTGATTCAACAAGGACAAGCTCCTGAGAATACTGATATTCCTGCGCCAGCCAGTGCCGGCGCTGGTCCTGATTCATCAACACCTCCTATGGCTTCTCCTATGTCTACCCCTGAGCCAAAGATGGGGAGCAAGGCAGCAGCAAACATCAATATCCAAATGGCGATGGATTTATTAGAACAATCCCTCCCAGCGTTGGGTAGTGAATCCGAAGAAGGCCAGCAGATCATGAAGTCTCTGGCCTCTTTGCATAAGATGTTTGGCAAACGTGAAGCCAAAAATAGAGAACTCATGCCAGCAGAAATTCTTCAGATGATACAAACCCTGCCGCAAGCAGGTGGCGCTTCACCTGAGCAACGCAGCATCGCCCAAGCACCCATGCCTGGTATGCAACAACCTCCACTTCCAATGTAAGGAATCCAAATGGATATTTTGAAACCCCGTGGCTCTTTGCCAATCCGTAAACCCACTGACAACAACATGCAAAATGGTCAGATGTTTAACCCACCACGTTTCTCACAATTCGGTGGCGGTAAAGACGGTTCTGCCATTCAATCTCAGATGTACAAAAACAAAATGTCACTGGAAAAACCAGGCGGCACTAAGAAAGTCATCTGAGTATGAGAAATCCATACAAAACAAAACAAAAGCGTGACTCCGGTCGCACACGCCGTTATTAACTAACCTGGGGATAGCTATGAGTTTAGAAGATATGTCTTACGAAGATCGTGAAATGGCAAAACTGGCTTACCAGTTAAACCAAAATCCATCTACACGTTCAGCATTTTTGCAATTGACAAGACAAGTACGGCCTGATGTTGCCATGCCTGAGTTGGAGATTGAAGAACGCACAAACAAAGCTCTGCAACAAGCCGAAGCGAGAGTCGCATCCTTAGAAGCAAAATTGCAAGAGAAAGACTCAATCAACGATCTTGAAAACAGGCGTAAAAACTTGATGGACAAGGGACTGGTTCAAAGCCGTTCCGAAATCCAGCAAGTTGAGAAAATAATGTTGGAAAAGAACATTGTTGATCACGAAACTGCGGCTGAGTATCATAATTTTATGAAACAAGCGGCAGTACCAACACCAAGTGGCTACAATCCCAATCCAATGAGGCAGTTTGATTTAAAGGCATTCCACAAGAATCCTATTCAAGCAGCACGGGATGTAGCAGCACAGGCGATGAGCGAAATTCGTAAACCCGTCAGGCCAATTGGTCTGTAAGGTAATTTGGTAAACAGGGGATTTTTTTAGGAGTCTTAAATGGCTATTGGCGGCGGTATCATTCCAAGCACTGGCAGTAGCCAGTACACCGAACTCTCATACGTAACCCGTAGAGCGTTCATTCCTAAGTTGGTTGTGCAACTGTACAACTCAACACCCCTGTTGGCTGCTCTTCTGAGCAACTCACAACAAGCATCTGGTGGTGTGTCCTCTGTGACCGCCCCTGTGCAGGGTTCACAAATGATCACCTCACAGTGGTCTGACTACTCTGGCTCTTTTGCCCAGCCGTCAGTCCAAGTGGGCGTGACAAATGCCGAGTTCAACTTGAAACTCATGATCGCCCCCGTGCCGTTCCTCGGTATGGAAGGCGCAGTGCAGCAAGACTACGCAGTCATCCCGTTGATTGAAGCTCGTATGAACGATGCTACAAACAGCATGATGGACAGCATGGCCACTGCCCTGTACAACAACACAACCAACACCCAACAGTTCATCGGCTTGCCTGGTGCTGTGGATGACGGTACAACCTTGGCCACATACGGCAACATCAACCGTACATCAAACACTTGGTGGAAATCCAAGCTGTATGCTGCCGGTTCTGTTAACCCAACCCGTCAGAACTTGTTGCAGTACATCTCTGGTACTGTCAAGAACTCTGCTGAAGTCCCAACATTTGGTGTTTGCGGCTTTGGTACATGGACATTGTTAGCACAAGATTACGTGGGTCAAGAGTCATACGTCATCACCCCAGGAAAAGGTGTTGGCTTTGATAACGATTCAGACGGTCCTCAATCTGGTTTCCGTGCCTTGATGGTTGCTGGCGTTCCTATCTATCCCGATCCTTACTGCCCAGAAGGTACAGTGTATTTGCTCAACAGCAACTACATGAGTCTGTACATCCATGAGCAAGGTTCATTTGCCTTCACAGGCTTTGAGTCTACTTTGGCAAACTTCCAAGTTGGTTATGTCGGCGCTGTGCTGACCATTGCTGAACTGGTAGTGACTAAGCCTAAAGCCATGACTAAAGTCACCGGCTACAACTCACTGACCATCTAAGGAGAAAATTAAATGTTCAATCAAATCGGTTTTGGTGTACGTGGCACTAACTGGCCTAATACCCCAATCAATCTTCCCGCTGGTGCGGTCTACACTGTTCCAAGTGGTCAGTACTCTGCTCACCTTGGCCCATACACTGCTATCCAACAATGGGATGGCGTATCTCAAATCTGGCGCTTTGTAGAAGCATCCACACAATCTGCTCCTGTCTTGCTTTCTTCAGATGGATTCAACGTCCGTTTGATTAACATGACCAGTACAGTTGTTGGCACTGTGATCACAACAGCCGGTTCTGGCTACACCAACGGAATCTATCCCGCTGGTACAGGCTTGGGTACTGCTGCTTCTCCTACTTGCACATTCACAGCAGGTGGCGGCACAGTGTTGGCAACTGGTAACGTGATTGTTGGTGGTGCTATCAACACCACAGTGACTATCACTACAGCCGGCAGCAACTACACCAAAGCTCCTATTCTGGTGATTTCACCTCCTCCTGCTGGTGGCGTACAAGCTACTGCAACTTGCACCATCTCTGGTGGCGCAATTAACGCAGTGACCGTTACCAACCAAGGCGCTGGTTACACAGCCGCACCAACCATTACTGTGGTCAACGCCAACGGCGACACCACCGGTACTGGCGCAGTGTTGACTGTTAACGCTACATTGGTTGGCTCTGGTACTGTGACAGCAATCACCATTGCAAACAACGGTGCTGGTATGACTTCTGTACCAACAATCAGTTTCAGCCCAGCATCCACAACCGCAGCGACTGCTGTGATGTGTTTCAGCATGTTGACCTCTGCCACCACTGGCGGTACTGGTTACACCAACGCTGCAACCGCACCGTTTGTTGCAACATCCAACGTGACTGCTGGTACATCTGTGTTGACCAACCCAGCGATCAGCACTGGTGTATTTGTTCCTCGCCCTGCAACAGGTTTTGTAACTTGCTCATCTACTACAGCTTGGGCGGCTACATTAACTGACCAAGGTTTGTTCCAAGTAGCCTCTGCTTACACAGGTGTTGTGCCTACATCAGCAGCGTTTGGTACAACCACAGGTACGGTGGCAAACACATTTGGTGGCGTGTCCGACACTGTGTTCTTACAAACCGTCTAAGGAATAACTATGGCTTCATCTAGAGTTGCAAACAAACTGCCCAGTCAATTTGGAAGCATTCTGCTGGCTGTAGTTCCTGCGTTGAATTTGAATGCAACAGGCGATACGTTTGTTGCATTTGCCGACACTCCAACCAAGTTTCGGATTCGTGCCATTGCAATGACCAATGGTTCGATCAATCCAACGACTGCTCGCTTCACCGTGCAAACGGCAGCGTCAGCAGGTGGTACTGCAATCGTGACTGCTGTCACTCCTTCACTGGCATCTTCTGCTGTTGTACAAGACTTGAGCATTGCGTCTACAAACGCATTCTCTCAAGCGTACTTGTACATCAACGTGGGTACAGCGCAAGGTGCGGCAGCTACGGTTGATCTGTACATCTACGGCGATATTCTGACTGCATAACATGTGGGCAACAAATAACAGTCAACACGAACTGGAAGACGGCTTTGATGGCAAACGGATTTTGTTTCCTATCGGAGTCCCAGTAGAAATTGCGCCTGTTGTTTGCAATCACATATTTGGATATGGGGATGACAACAAAGTCCCCTATCTTCAACGACTTGGATGGATGAAGCACAGCGGTGAATTTGATAAAGCTCTTGAGCGATTGAATTCATTTAGCTTCTCTTCTTCTCGTCCCAATCTCCACGTTCTATCCCCCGTGGTTGACGCAAAGCCAGTCCCTGTGCCTCAAAAGCGTAGGGCTGGCGTTGTCCAAAAAGCCGCATAACATCATGAGGATCAAATGGTACTCTCTGACTACATCACGGAATGCCGGAGATTGCTTCATGATGCGAATGGCAACTTCTATTCGGATTCTGAACTAACAGACTACATCAATGATGGCCGTACTCGCATGGTGCGAGATACCGGTTGTTTGCGTACTTACCAAACATCAACTGTAGCGGCAAGCCAAGAAATTATTCTTACCTCTGCGTTGCCTAATGGCGTAAACACGCTAGACATTATCAATTTAAATTTGATCTGGGGTAACACCCGTATTGCATTGCAATACTTGCCATTCACAGACTTCAATGCCCGTTTGCGGTACTACCAGAATTACATTGGTAGACCCATTGCGTATTCTATGTACGGCCAGACCAGTATCTATTTAGGCCCAGTGCCTGATCAGACATACACCATAGAGTTAGACACAATCATATTGCCTACGGCATTGACCACATCTTCTCCAACAGAGACCATACCAAGCCCGTATACGACTCCTGTAGCGTTTTACGCTTGCTATAAAGCCAAGCACAAAGAACAGGCGTTTGGAGAATCAGAGATATTTAGACAAGAATACATCAATCAAGTCCGTGCGGTACTGTCATCGGTATTCACAAGACGCATCACAACACCTTATTTAGTGGGATAACAGATGACCTATCCAAATGTTTATGCAACTCAGACTGGCCCATTGGCTTTATCTGGTTTAGATGC